CTCGTACTCTTCTTTGCTTGTCAAATCTTCCAAGCAAATTCCAAAGAATGATAAAGCTCGTGTAGTAGCAAATGTTTCAGCTATCTCAAGATAACCTGGCTTATCTCTAAACTGCTTAGAGTAACCTGTTGCTATAATTCTTTCAGGATCGTAACCCATGATTAAAGATTTAACTATGACATATCTGTCAGAGTGTTCTACAATCATAGTATTAATACCAAACTCAGTGCCAAATACTTCTCTAAAGTATTTTACTTTACTCCAAGCTGATACAGTCTTCTTACCATGTTGATTTATGTAAGCACCATTGGCTAAACACAAATCATTAACTTGTTTTATTTTTTCTTTCATTATTTCCTTTAGTTGTTTTTTCTATTGAGCAACTGTAAGCAAATACTTCTTTTGATTTATAAAAAGTACCTTGCTTATTCTTACCACTTGTTTTTCCTTTATAAGTTACACTGTCAAATAACTTATCGCAAGTTCTAGCGTTATAAGATTCAACTTTATAGCCTAGATTATAGACTGTACCATTCATCATTATTAACATTAGAATTACTTTCATTTATAATTATTAATTACTGCCAATAACAATACAGCAATAACAATAATTAAGAATATTTTAATAAACATATTTCTAAATTCCTTATCTTCTTTCTGTTTAAGTTTACGCATAATAATATCATGCCTAAAATTTTCTATAATCTTATGATGGGTTTTGTTATGATAATTAATATCCATTATACATTATCCCAAAGACTAGCTGCTTTTTTTATTAGCTCTGGCTGTACATCTCGCCACATATAACTTGAAAAGTCTGGTGGAGGAATTAATTTACTCATATCTTTTGCCGAGCCACGACATAAGTACACAATGTTCTGACGAATTTTATCAACTAATAAATCTTGTTGAATTAAAAATTCCATATACTCAGGTGTAAGTAAATCACAAGTGTCAGGAGTAAACACATTAAAGTTATCTTGATTAACATAAAGTAAGTGAGGGATTTTTTTTGTAGCATACCAATAGAAAGCACACTGGCGTACATGATTTATATCTGGTTGTTTTGGTAAGTATGCTTTGATCCAACTAAACCCTGCTTTAGTATCTGACTTTCTTTTTGATCTATGCTTGGTCTTTAACTCTACAAGTTTGGTTCCACTCATTTGTTCGTAATCTATTCTACCAATCTTATCTAAAACTAATTCTTTAAATTTATGTGTGCAGTATCTTTCGCTTGCTACTTCATCTCCAAGTTTAAGATCATCTAATGCTTTGCAAGTAATCTTAATCATATCCATGAGATAATTTTTTGTATCTTCGTGTTGTTCTTTATCTAATTCATTATGAGGTTGATACTTGTCGTATTCGGCAATTTCTTCTTTGATGATTGTATCTATATTTTTTTTCTCAATGAGCATTTTCTTTTCTGCTTCATACATATATTTAGAAACATATTTTTGTGATGCTCTACCGATAGATACACCAGCATTCATTCGGAACGATATGTTTTTGTTCCGCCTGTCAGTTTGATCAAACCAACAGTAATTTACCAACCAATCTGCATTTGACTGTGCTGTTTGACTTGGAGATCCATGATCAAGATTAAGTTTTTCATAATACTTAATACAAATATCAGGATCAAAATTATTTAATGACGATAAAGAATTGTTCTTTGTTAAATCAATAACCATTTTAAACCTTTCATTTTTTAACTTACAATATTCTAAATAACCTTTATGTCAATTATAATTATTGACACTAAACCATATTGGTTTATAAGGGTTTAAAACAGAGAGGTAAATATGAATAAGAATAAATCACAATTAAATAAATTATTAAAGAGGTATCACAGAATGTTTGATTGCTTTGGTAATAGAATAAAAAGGAAAACTAAATGAAACACAAACTAACGCAGTATCAAGAAGATCATAAGCTCAGCAATAAAGAACTGGCAAAGTTATTTGGATTAACAGGAACAAATCCAACAGTAACTATTTTAAGATGGAAAAATTGTCAGCGTATTCCACACCCTAAGTTTATGAAAGTTATAACTGAAAGAACTAAGGGATCAATTCAACCTAATAACTTTTATGAAAGCTGGTATGAAACCCATAAACTTTGATAAAGTTATTATAAGTTGGCTGGATATAAACAGTTGCGACAACGCATGGAATACTGAGGAAGATTTAAAAGACTTAGTTCCTGCTATGTGTACTACAATAGGTTATCTTTATGAAGATAATAAAGATTGGGTAAAAACTTTTGCAACATATAGTTTTAATTCAGACAACCTAGACGTAGGAGATTGTGTTGTAATTCCTCGTGGCGTAATTTTATCAATTAAAAAACTGGAGAACTAAAATGAATAAAAAAGATAAAGATATTTACCTAATGTTATCGCCTGAAGATCATATTAATCTTTATAATATGAAAGTTGAAACAATAAAACTTTTAGAAGAATCTAAAGATCTTGAAAAAGAATTAGAAGAAAGATTCGGATTTGAATTTTATAATTCTGCTGAAGACTATAACATTAAACTAATTAAACATTAATATGATTGATCAAGAACTAACAGTAGAGGTGGTTTGTGAAATTTATGATGAAAAGATTGTTTTACTTAAAAAAGAAATAGATAGGCTTAATGAAGAAGTACAGGTTCTGAATATGGAACTAATGAAACTTAGAGCTAATGTCATTTCTTAATCATAACATTCCAGTATGGAAAGCCAAAATTAGACTAGAATATTTATACAATAAAGAAAAACATATTGGAGAAGAAGAGGTATGTCTTATCCATAGTATAACTACCTTAGAGGGTAGAACTCCATTGTTTAATATCATGCTACCGAATGGTGCTAACTATGCAAGGCTACCAATCACAGCTTTTTTTTCTGATCAGTATAATAGAAAAGATGTAGTTGATTTAGAATTAAAACAATTAGTTTATTGGGATTGCTTATCTTACCACGCTAATATTATTGAGTACAATGCACTAGCCACAGCACAGTGTAAGTTTATTGATCGCAATAATAAATTACATAGAGCTAACTATCTATTTAGTATTGACTATGCTCAACCTGATATGAACTTATTAAACATAACTTATAGTGAAGTAAGTGAAGAACATAAACATCATCATATATTACAATTAAACAAAGGGGATAAGTGGCAAGGTAATTATGCACTAATGCCAAACAATAAAATATTATTTAATCTACCTAACTTTACAGTTAAATATCAGATACCAGATTATAAAACTAACATGGAGTATTTATCAGTAGAAACTGACAGTTGGAGTACAAGTGATGACGATAGTTTTTATTATAAGATAAAAAATTAATGGCTAGATATAATTATTTCGTAGGTGGATTTGGAGATTACTATTCAGAGTGGTTTCGTAACAATATTTCTGGAGCAGGTTATATTGATGTGGATCAAGTATCTATTTGTATCAACAAACCTTGTTGGCAACCTCTAGCAATAGTTGAAACTGTCTATGATACAGGAAAGTATAATAAATATACCACAGTTGTTGAATATATCGCTGAAAAACTAGGTATTCCTGCATATCTTGTCTATTATAAACCAACAGCTATGGACACGAACTCGTTAGAGTTAAAGATCATGCGTCTTAAGCCTTTAAAATCGGAATTAGAGGGTGTTTATGAGGGGGACTGGGCTATGGAGATGATACAGTTGCAAGAGAAACATGATAAGACATGTAAGTATAAGAAATAATGGCAAAATACACAAGTCATATACGAGTGCCTGTAAGTCTATTTAAAAACGATATATTCTTAGGCTTGGCAGGTAGGCATAAAGCCGATTGCCTAGCGATACTTGTTGTGCTTTTAAGGTACTCAAATCAGAAGACAGGCGAATGCTACCCACGTCTTGCTCTTATGCACAGCCTTCTTGGTATATCTAAGGCTACAATTTACCGCAGAATTAAGTTAATGGTGTCGCTTGGATTGCTTAAAAAGAAGCGTCTTTCTTCTACTAATTTATATAAACTTAACCCTGTTTTAATGGTAGGTAGCAGTCAGGGGGACATGAGTGATACGTCAGGGGGACTGATTGGTGCAGTCAGGCTGACTGGTATTAGTAAAGATAACTTTAATATATATCTTAATAGAAATAATTCTAATAATAAAATGGATAATGATAAAAGAGTAGATGATATAATAAACAAGTATAAGAACGATAAAGATGTATTGATTAGTACATTGTATAGGTTTCTAAATGGTCTATCCCCTGCCGATACTAACAATCTATTAAATAACCCAACTTATAAATGGTATATGAAGTTAGTGTTGGATTATAAACAGCAAGAGCTACGCCAAAAAAAATTACTGCCTGAAGTTATTGCTAAACAAAAGATAACAGAGGCTCTTCAATCCAATGGTAAGCAGAGAAGTGAGAGGTACGTTGCTCGTGTTAAATATAATAAGGCTAATGGTATCAAGCCATGGGAGATGAAGAAGAATAAATTCTAATGATATGGCAGGATTTAAATCTAAAAAGATATTCTGTTCTGGTATGTCAAAGCTATCTGGAAAGCCATGTCAGGCAAAAGGGTTTCCAACCAATAGCTTCAATGAACATGGATTTCAGATCTATAAATGTAGATTTCATGGTGGTCAAAATACAAACTTCTATGGCTTTAGAGATAGAGCAAATAGAGGAGGTTATAACAAACCTAATTATACAGATGAGAAGAAGATTAAAAGCCTTGCAAGTTTAAAACAATTTAGAGATAAGGATTTAGATTATGTCAGAAATTACTACGAAACCAAAGTCAAGCCAAGAGTTGATAACCTTGGAAGATACAGTTCTAAATACAGTATTAGAGCAGCTATCCGAAGGAAAAACTCTAGCAAGTATAAGGAAGGAAAAGATCTTACCTTGCAGCTTGATAATGTTTTATCAATTCTTGAATCAAGAGGGAAACAAAGAAATCAAAGCCAAGATTGAGGAAGCCAGAAAAATAGGTGTCCAGAATATAGTAGATAAACTTTTAGATATTTACCAAGCCGATATAAACCAAGATACATTAGATCCTAATCTTATTAGTTGGATAAGAGAAAAGACAAAGTTTATTCAATGGATTGCAGGTAAGACTAGCGATCTATATTCAGATAAAAAAGATTTAACTTTAAATAAAACAACCAATAACATTGTTGTTAGTTGGCTTGATAGTCCAGAGCTTGAGCAAAAGTACACTCAATATGAGAATGTCAAAGAAGAAAAAAAGGAAATAATAGATCAGTAATTAGTAAATCTGGCTTCAAAAAAAGCCATGTAAGTCTATAGAAATCTAAAATTGCAATACAAAAAAAGCCATGTAAGTTTATAAAAAACTAATTTTCAATTTGTTTTATGTCTTCAAAATTATAATCAATTAAGTTATCCAATACGTTTTTTTTAACTTCTAAATTATCATTAAATATTTTTTCTATATCGTAATTGTTATCCGCAATATATTTAGTGATTAACTTATCTATTAACTTAGTTATTGTTATGTCTTCATGTTTTGAGCAGCTAATTAATTTCTTCCATATAGGAAGTTTAATGCTGATCATTTTTCTATTGGTTACAACATCCAAGCCATTTAATATTATTGTTTTTTTATTGTGCATATTCGTAATCATCCTCCATTAATTTATGAGTTAATAGTCTTCTGTTTTCTAATTCGCATTCAATTAAACGATAATAAACAACCTCTTTAATATCTTTAACTTGATACGTATTGTAAAGATCAAATTGGTTTAATAGTTTTTCATCGTTTAATCTTTTTATATGCTCCTGTAACTGTTGTATTGATGTCATGATTTTACCTCCTTTATTTTGTTTTTCATTTCATTAAATGCTTCTAATGCCTCGTCTTTATAAGTGTAGAAGTCTTGATCGTTTGAGTAGTCATTTTCATTTACGTACCATTCAACAAGATATTTTTTATCAGCCTTGTCAAATTCAATTAACTGAAGATTAACAAATTGATTTGAATAATCTCCATACATTTTTAAATATTCGTTATCCATTATGCTACTTCCTCCTCTTTTCTTATCCATCCACATTCAAGCAAATAATCTCTTGATCTAGACAAATATTCATTTGTTATATTTTCAAGTGCCATTTCGTAAAGTTCGCTATAATTTAAATCACGAACAAATTCTTCAGCACTTTGCATAACTTGACTTTGTTCTTCTCTAGTTAGTTCTTGTTTTTTAGTTTTCATTATTTTCCCTTTTGTTAGTTAATAAATTGACAGCTTATAATATTCATCCAGGAATATAAGCAAGTGCATTGCACCATAACCTAGACCAATAATTATAACTGTTGCGATTAATGCTTTTAAGTCTGATCTATTAAACATTAAGCAACCCTCCTTTTATTTGTTTCAAAAACATCATTACAAATTTTCAAAGCCAAGTCATTTGTAATGAAGCATTTGTCTTTTTTACAAAATGGTACATTATTTTTTATAAATAATTTATGTACCTTCACACGTTGATATGCTGTTGCTTCTCTTAACCACCACTTAACTTCATGATCCCAGAAATAAGCAAGTCCCATATAGTCGTTAGTACCTACAAAAGATTTATCTAATTTATTTAACTGTTCAAAACTATTCATTCCACAATTAAGATATAGATCAACCTTGTAATGTTCATCCATGTTTATTTTATTAATCATTTATGCAACCTCCAACTCTTCAACATCTGGCATAATTTGATCTTCATGATCAGCATATTCCATCTTACCATATTCTTTAATTTTACCTTCTGTGTCGTGATAAAATAAATCTAAAGCCTCGTTAGGATCTTTAGCTTCAACTAAATATTCCTTAACCATTATTGGATAAGTTTTTATTATATATTTTTTCATGTTTTAACCCTTTGTTGTTTTGTTATATACTATCATCGTAACCATTATGGTGTCAATACTAGTACAGATCTTATTATAAGATCCTGTAACCCTCTAAAATAAAGGGTTACAAGTTCTTTAATTAAGCAGCTATCTTGGCTTTATTCTCCTGTAAAATATCCATATATCCAACAGCCTTATTAGCCATTGAAGATGCTTTTAAAAGTACTTTGTCATTATCTTCTATAGCTTTGATCCATGAGTTTAAATATTGAGCATGATCAACTCTAGGCTCATTATCAATATTAAGTTTATTGCATTGATAAGCCGATCCAAGCTCCGCAATTAACTCTTCAAAGGCATATGAAGGGTTACCAAAAAACCCTGACAAGTCCCTATTCATTCTTGTTTTATCTCCAGTCCAGTGTGTTAATTCATGGAATAAAACGCTATAATAATGACTTGTCGCAGATCCATTTTTTGTATCAAAAAAAGAATCTTTAGTTGGCATATGTATTGAATCAGTGCTTGGTCTATAATAAGCACGTGATCCGCCATCATGATTAATATTTGCTTTTAAATTATTAATATAATCATCAACTGCTTTTATGTCGGTAACTTTATTCTGTTTAATATCGTAACTGTCAAATTGAGCTGTATCTCCATCAACTTGCTCAATATTAAACACGTTAAAAGTTTTAAGAAGAGGAAAAAACTTATCTTCTTTTTTACCTTCTTTATTCTCAACTTCTTTTTTAAAAGTTTTATAAAATAGAAGACCAACCGCCTTACTTCCTGCTTTTACTTTACAACCCTTCTTATTCCATTGAAGATAAGTACCATAAACTTTACGCTCAAATGGTTGAGTACTTAACCAAAATGTATTGAAGCCACTGTAATGATGTTTATCAACTGACATAAAACTTTTATCACTCCAAGACTTGCTCCAATTAACGCCTTCAGATTTCATTAAAGAAATCATCTTAGCATTTACTTTGTTTATTACTTCTTGTGTTAATGTTGTCATTTTATAACCCTTTGTTGTTTGTTGTTTTTTAAATATATCCTAATTGGTTATACTTCAAGATATAAAATGATATAAAAAACTAAGTTATTGAATTTATTATCTTATTTCTTTAAAGTTAATTAAAAGCCAATAAACATGCTGTTAATAAAATTGCATTGAAAAAAAGAAGGCAAAAACAAAAAAGAATTATAATAAGAAAAAATAATTAGCGTTTGTAATTATGTATCAATAAAGCATTGGTTGAATAAATAGAATTAAAGAAGATCATTCATAATACATTAAAGCATTTAACAAGGTGCAGTTGTGTTGGTAAGTATTAAGATCAATCAATTATATATGTAATAAACTTGGTATTCTATAACACATTGTTTGTTTTTGCATTGTGTGTATTTGTGTCGGATATGCAACAATGTGATATTAATACAACACTATCTATCTTTAGTTGTGATTTAATTTATACCGATAAGTTGATTGTTATTGGTGTAAACTATTAATCAGTCTAGGAAGTCGCACAATTTTAGATTGCACACCCCCCCCTATACCCCACAAGTCGCCACACATTTTATATATATATATACATGGGACTTATTAGGATACCTTTAGTCATCTAGCTTTCGCCGCACCTAAGTTTCCAGAAACATTAATGGGTATATCCACAAACAACCCACCACCTTTTTTCTTTGCCTGACCAACCTTAATATAATATTAAAATACTACTAATAGTATATGAACAGATCAATGTACCAAGATGATGACGATAACGACTTTTATACAGCCAACGTAAAAGCAGTTGTTTATATTGAGAAAGATAATTCAATAACAGTTAAGTTCACAGGATTACAAAACAAAGAACACTCAGCAATATTTAGTTCTTGGTTAATGATGCTATTGAATATTGAGAATGCAATCATAAGCAATGAAAAGTCTAAGGCTATTCACTAATGACAACCATTACAGAAACAATAATTAACAGCGGTACAATACAATACAAGATTCCCTATTACCCCAGAGAAAAGCAAATTGAACTTCATTTCAATATGAAGAAATATCGCTGGTCAGTATTAGTCTGCCATAGAAGGTTTGGCAAAACAGTATGTATGATTAATCATCTACTAATGTCAGCACTACGTTCTACTAACAAAGCACC